AGTTCAGACGTGTGCTCTTCCGATCTATACCAGATGAGGAAGAGGAGGAAGATGATGACGAAGAAGAAGATGAGTATACAGACGAAGACGATTTAACGGACGATGTTGATGATGACGAAGAGGAGGATGAAGTGCCTATTCGCAAGCATGTGCGAATTTCCGATGTACATAAAAAGTAGATATATTATCATTTTAAAATAATTTCTTATGAAGATAATAAAGCATATAATGGATTTCGTAAAGCAAATTCTCAACAATCCATACGTCATTGCATGTCTTATTGGTACTGGTGTGTACTATGCACTGGACACGTTCAAGCCCTCGTGTATTCGGCAATACAAGTATGCAACGCCTTTGAATTTGGGTATGACAGCCGCGCTATTTTACATAGGTTACCTGTATTTCCTTGGGAAAATCTCACTGCCTTTCTTGGGTAGACGATATCCGTCATACTTGTCACTATTACAAGCACGGACACGGCCTCGTGTGATGACATCTTCGATTTCCGATTTGCTAGGACCTGATGATTTCTAACCTGATGATTTCTGAGAAAAATGAATGTAATTGAAACAACGGGAAATGTTAGGCAGCTCACTTATTAAAAAACGATTCAAGATTGATGCGAAAACACATGCTCATCGACGTGCGTGTACGGGTGATATGATAGAGCACGGTGGTAATTTCTTTATTGACGTACACAAGGGTGTGGTCGTGGGTGCAATAGAAAACGAAGGTAGGTATAGTCGTATACAGATGACTCGTGGTCTCATGGACTGGCATAGTCATCCGAGTAAATGCAAGAATGAAAACAGTTGTGCGCTGGGTATTCCGTCGCCGGATGATATAGAGAACATTGTAATGGGAGCCATTTACAAGAATAAAGGCCATTTAGTGTACGCGAAAGAGGGAACATACTTTATTCAATTAACACCACAACGCATCCAATTACTGAGTTGTGATTATGCACGACTCGAAACTTACCTGGACGATTTGCGTCGTCTGTCTGATAAATTGCACCGTTCGTTCATGCGCAAGAAATTTGCATACAAACAATACACTCGAGTATGGTGCGATCTTATGCGCAAATGTGGGTTGACAATCCAGTTCTTTAAAGGCAATACATTGCCGCGATTCGATTTATATATAAATAAAAGCGATTCCAATGACGCGAAACTGTACGAGGCAATCCAGGTGCCGATCGACGTACAACGGGATACTCAGAGACTTGCGAACTGTCCTGCGGGCCACAACTAGCGCGTTCCATCGGTGAGTACGATGTATCCATTACGTTTTATAATTGGTTTTTGTCCGTAATTTTTCGTATAGGTCTGGTATAGTGCGAGATTCACAATAGCAGGTTTCTTGACCATTTTCTTGACCATTTTCTTGACCATAGTACGAGCAGCCATAGAACATTGTCTACAATGATTATCACTCATTATTTTCTTCTTTATTAAAATGTAACATATTTTGTAAAATGAATAGCTACTTCCCGTCTGTTATATCTTCTCTGTCATCTCGGCTCGGAAACGCATACTACTCCGCAATACAGCAGCGTCCCTCGGATTTCTATGTAATGCAAACACACAGTCCTGTAGGCTGGAGTTTCTTCAGTAAGAGCAACGTCGACGCCCTTCTGGGACGGCTGCATAATGTACAATTTCACGATATCTGCGACGACATGGTAATCGTGTACGAGGGTAACGGAGAAGAAAATCCACTTACACGTGACACTGTTGTGAAGCAAGTACAAGTACTGAACGATATACTATTACGCCGCCTTGCCGAAAAGAAGTCTATAAACAACAAAAATAGTCTCGATTATCTCAGCTACTTGCGACAGCCAGGAGGTGCACAAACGTGGCCGACATACGAGCGCGAGGATAGGACGCTGTATATCGATAAACGAAATAAAATAATATAACCTCGAATAAAAGTCTTTTTATTGTCGTGAAAAAATTTGTCAACAACATCGCCGCCGCCAGGTAGTTGTAAGATTTTTGTAGAAAAGAAGGTCTGTCCGTTACATAAGTAGTGTGTACAACTTTTCAAAAATCAGTCGGCACAAATTATCGATTAAAAAGTCAACAATAGAAGTATCCACTTCGGAATACACTTGGTATCCCGCCAAAATCGAAATTCAAATAAATCATTCTGAACATGGAAGACGAAAATACAATCGTACGTTTCCAAACCAAGGAAGGTGTGTGTTTAAAAGCGCTGTTTGAGCGTTTGCAGCGTTTTCGGGATTTCTGTTTGGAATTTACCACGAAGGGTATCTTTATGAATGTCACTACCATTTCGTCGAGTATACTTGCGATACTCAGTCTAGATACACTCGATAATTACATGTGTACTGAACAAACTTCGTTTGGCGTAGAGGTGTATAACTGGTTCAAATTGTTCAAGAAAGTGACTAAAGACGATACGGTGACATTGACTGTGACCAAACAAAGTATTAAGGCTGGTCAGCCATATGCAACAATAAACGTGGAGAACGATGCTAAACAAATACTGGTTGCATATAATGTGTGTTTTCTGAATATAGAACTCGAGAAAATCGATATTCCCAGTCGAGTTTTCGATGCCATAGTAATGGTCAACAGTCTCGAGTTCTTTCGTGTGTTGCGTTTCTGTGAAACCGGTGGATGTAGTAACGTGAAAATATACACCTACACTGAGGACTGTAAAACTTATCTCGTAGTCGAAACCATATTCGGTGAAGATAATTCTTCTGAGGATCGTATGACTTCGGTAAAGGTTCGATTGAATGTCACTGGAAAAACACAAGGTGCAAATTTTGCAAATGTCAATTCGCCTAATAATTATTATAAACTCGAAAACCTGTTGGATGTGGCGCGCAGTGGCACGATGTATAATGGCGGTGAGGTCATGCTATATCTAACTAACGACGTGTATCCGTTGATTGTCGATTATCGTGTCGGTACGATGGGTAGTATCAAGTACTGTCTGGCGCCAATAATGAATCCCGACGAACCCGATGCCGATATGCCAGTTACACATAAAGATGCAGCCGATATAGAGACCGACGAAAAGGATAACATTCAAGTGGATGATTGTGCATCCGATATGGAACAAGATGGATATGATTGAATATATTATGTTTTATTAAATACAAGTATGTCGTCAACGAATATCTGTAAATTGGATATCAGCAGTATACCCGATAAAGGTGTGTGTGTATTCGTAGGACGTACTAACACCGGTAAAACGTTGCTCATGCGTGATGTGATGGCATACAAATGTCGAGATTTCAAAAAGTGTATTGTAATGACAGGTTCGGCGACATCGGCAGCTGATTTTAGTAAACATGTACCAAACTGTTTCGTATACGATGGATTTGACGAGGAAGTTCTTGAACGCGTTGTAGATAAACAGGATCGCGACCAAAAACTCGGAAACTGTAAACCGCTGTGTATCGTACTAGATGATTTGGCATATCTTGCACGTAATATCCAGCGCAGTGACGTCATAAAACGCATCATGTACAATGGACGACATTACAAAATTCTACTGTTGATGTCCATGCAGTACTGTAAATTGTTCCCACCCGATTTTCGTAGCAACGTAAACTTCGTATTCTGTACATTCGAAAAGAATCCCGATAATCGACGACACGTTTTCGAGGCGTTCAATAACGTATTTCGAGATTTTGATTCGTTTGATAAAGCCATGTGTGCACTGACGTCCGACTACAAGTGCATGGTACTCGACAATTGTAGCAGTAAGAGTATGTCTGTAATTGATAACGTCTTCTGGTACAAGGCCCACTATCCCGCAATGAAATGGCGTATGAATCCGGGTGGGAGCATGTGGCGTTTTCATACAAAACGTTACGATCCACGATATTTCATGCGACAACGACCAATCGAAAACAGAGGCAAAAAAAGTAGTAGCTCCGGGTTCACGGCTTCACGGAAAAAGAAACGTACTTTGATTTAGAAATTTGATTTAGATTTAGATTTAGATTTAGATTTAGAACGATACAGTGAATCGCATGTTTTTCATGTTTCCCGGATTATATCCAAGCACGTGATCGTATCGTAGATTCGTGTCTTCCTGCAAGTACTTGTCCATATCATCAATGATCCCGATAGTAGGCGTCACAGATACTTGCATCGGATTCTTGCGATTCGAGTTGTATGATCGTATTGTGAGTTTGGTACCCGCTAAACTGTGCAAACTGCTTATATGGAAATATGCTTTTCCATTTGCATCAATTTCAATTGCGGTCTCTTCTTTTCCCCGTGCGAGTGGCCATGATGACCCTTTTTGGTATGGTTGTGAATACACGATAACGGTGTGCTGTCTGTAATGATTGACAATTGCTGCAAATATAAATAAAAATAAAATCCAGTACATGATTTGTTTTTAATTATAAACAAAGAGAAAGTTATTCCCCGAACAACGAAAAGTATCCAGACCCATTAATTATACGCTTACACCAATCCATATCAACGGCATTGTCGATTATTGGTCGATATTTGATTGTCACAGTCCGTTTGTCGACCATAAACACAACTGTATCATGCTGCTCGAGAGTTTTTTTGATTTTTGCACGATCCAACTCGACTCGTGTTATGCAATTAGACACGTCTGAGCACTTTTCAAATTCGTCGAGCCACATATCCAACTCGTGCGTGAAGAACTTCAGTGTTCGAAGATCACACACGGTTATTTCGTAGATACTAGTCATGTTCGCTTAGATGTAGAAATACATTTTTTTGTAACGAGATTTAACACTAGTATTGATATTGGCACGTACCAGCTAGGTGGTCCCACGAGGCGAGAATTCTCGCATCGAAGTACCAGCTACGTGGTCCCGCCGGGGTTTAGTTTCAAACTCATTTCGAAACGCCCTACGAGAAATCTCGTAGGGGACATATTGCACATATTTTCACAAAATAAAAAGTTGACACATCTGATTGGTTTACCGATACCAAAAAGGCAAATAATAAATCCAAACGACTCTTAGTATTGATACTGGCACGCCTGGAACAAGAAAACGGTAAGTCGTGTTGGGATTTTATGAACCGGAAAATTCCCGGTTCACAAACGTATATCGTTTATCACAATCAGGCGTGAAACTAAAGACAGAAAACCTTATTGTAACTGCTCGTGGATCTGCTGGTCCCGTGAGACGAGAATTGGTATGTCAAATTTACACGGGATTTTCTTCCCAGGTAACAACGACGTCGTTCCTATCGTATCAAGCACCGCAATCTAGCTTCGGTGTTACCTATTTGTTCAAAAATATGAATTAGGAAATCGCTGCATTTTAACTCTACGTAAACATATAATACAAGTTATGCAAGTTATACAAGTAATACACTATTAATATTTATGCGGGAAATTATGTATACAATACATTTCGTAACGCGTTTCGAAGTGTATTCGATATCGGAATTCCGATATCGATTCCATATCAAAATGTATTCTTAGGAATTTATTACTAGCTAGGTGGTCCCGCGTACACACCGGAATTCCGGTAGGTAAAGTATCAAACAGGAAACTGGTAACTAACAGACAGATTTCGAAACGGGATTTTCCCGGTTCGAAACTTTGCTATGATGGTTACGAGATTTAGCACTTTTGATTGCCATTTTATATGAGAACTGCCAAAAGTCCTGGATCATGTTTGCAATAGATCGTGTTGTTTTGTCCCATTTTTCGTGTCTGTATCGTAGTATCGAAGTGATAGTATTTTCCACATGATTCAATGTAACCGGTTTGTGACACGATGTGTATTCAATGAATGGCTTGTAGAAATTTCGGGGTGGCTTACATTCTAGCATACCAAAATACGCATATGCAATAAACCAATCGTTTTCGGTCCATGTGCTACGCGGATCTGTCATTGTTTTTTTAATTAATATGTACTTGTTTTTAATCCGAAAACGCGAGTATGAAATAACAATTATTGATTATTGGTCTCGTTTGCTTCCTTCGTTTCCTGTATAACTTCAAGATGCTTTGAGCATAAATTTTCCGTACATGTTGTATTACATCCGTTTTTCTGCGATTCAGAAGCACTCCATTGTAGTGCGTCCATCAACAGTGTGACAGGTGAACATCCGAAATTTTCCGAAGGCTGGCGACGCATGTATTCTCCGACAAGACGCGCAATGCCATCGAATATGTACGGCATACCGAACATGTCGTACATGGTATTATTGTACATTTTCAGGCACTCAACCACGTCTTTCGAGTAGTATGACCATTCTTTTGAAGGACTTACTTCGCGCATACACTCGAGGATAGTAGAATATGCCTTTTCCGCACGCTCGTGTGATATATCGGTCGGTAGTCGTCTCGGGTATCTTGGGCGGTATACCGGTGGATATCTGTTTGCGTATCGTCTCGGTCTTACAATACGCGGAGAAGGGTAGTATGCGTTATATCTTTCGTCGCTGTACATACTCGCACGCCCTTTTAATAATACAAAGCAGAAAAAAAATATGATCTACACGTTATGCATTTCCTGCAACTGTCTCCATACGAGTATTGCCGCAGAGTGTATAGCTGATCGTGTAGCGTATAACGAACTAATGTCGGTTGCGTCCTGGAATATCAATGGACGTTTGCGTTTAGCATTTTTTTGTATTATCGATGAAATATATTGTTTGTTTTCACTGTCAACTTCGTCGGGCTTTTCCATTGCAGTCAGTATGGTATTTTTGCATCCATCTTCCGGTGTTTTTGGATAGTGTATTTGTTTCTGGGTGTCGGAAAACTGTATGGGCTCTGCAATATACACTCCGACTTTAACTGTTACGTCCTTTTCGTCGTTGTCTGGTATGCTGTTGCACAATTCCAGTACACTGACATATTCCATTGTAGCCGGTTGTACTTTGGTGCTTGCTGCTATGAAGGTGTTGTTGAAACACGCCGAACCACAAACATAAGTCGTTGTTCCATTTTCGTTTTCCACGGGTTGTACAAATATGTGTATCATCACGGTGGTATCCGGTATTACGGGGAGCATGTATTCCGGATACATAGACACATATCGTGACAAGTACGCATCTATGTGAAATAGCTCTTTGAATTCTGCAAATTCCGCACCTCGAAAATTGACTATACTGTTCTTGGTTTCTTCTAGATCGGTAAAAACGCCACAAACACGACCTGCACGAATTGCGTACATGTTTGTTGTGAACAGAACACGAGATTTTATTTAAACCTATTTCAACATCTTTTGTACCATTTTAGCGAGTGCACTACGAAGAACACCCGTGGGTAGTTCACGCATTATACGACGTAAAACAAGTTTGCTGCGTTTGGGATGCACACGGATATTACGACTGCGCTTGAATGTGTAGAGAGCGTCCCACTCTTCTTCGGTAAACATCGCCGATTGCATACATATCTCCTTCAGACGAGGACTGACGAGCTTCGAGCTAATCTCGTTCCATGTTTGCGGAACACGATCGAGCACTTGTTCGAGGTGTAGTTCGTCGTACTTGTTTCGTAGATAGTTCAGCAGATCGTTGTGGTAATACTCGGCAATGAAGTCGCACAGTATATCGCTTATCTCGTGTGAATGCAATTTATTCTGTACTTCGCGCCAGTCGTTTATCGTAGCGGCAATCCGTTGTTGTAGTGCTTGATTTCGTAATTCGAGACCCTGAATGCGCGCTCTCAGTAATTCGTTTTCGTTTTTCAGTTGCATAATGGTTTTATCGCTCGGCAATTCCAACATCTCCGTATTAATGAATTCCATATTTACATGCATGCATACATATGCATATTTTATTACTACTTGTCGCCATTGGTTTTTATCGGTTTGTCGCAGAACAGTTCGTCTGGGTCGCATCCTCCGTGGAATGCATATTCCATTGCCTGGGCGCCGTCCTCTGTCCGCTGAACTGGTGCACGATGTGAAACACAGCGAGGTGAAACACAGCTCGGTGAAAATGGTGGTGAAATGATACTATTGATCATGGATTTAATAGTGGCAATTTGGCTATGTTGCAGACGATGTTGGTAGAAGAGATACGCTGTTACGATGATCAGTACAGGTATGAGAATCTTGCTGTAGTTCATCGTCGTTAGATAATATGTTAGATAATTTTTACTAGGCCATAAGCATGACTAGTATCAGTATAACTATTACAACGGCACCGACTCCGAAAAGAGCGAGTCCGATATCGTACCCTTTAGTTTTTGCTGTGCCTTGACCGTTAGCTTGCATTACCGCCTCGGACAGAATCGCCAATTTACAATTGGTTTTCACATCGCCGATTTGTACCAAGTTCACTGTGTTGTTTGCAGAACTCTCCAAAAACCTGATGGTACGCGCGCTCATTTTATTCATGGCCTCTGTGCTGCCACATGATGCGTCTACGCTCTCTTTCAGAGTATTTTTGACATTCTGTTCCACCTCGGATGTATTGATACCCGCGCCGCCTTCGGTTTTCGCCTGTGCCTCGACAATCTGACTTGCCGCTGTGTGCAATGCAACGTCCAGAGTACATTCGCTTTCTGCGCGACACTCCTGTTTTGCGTTCATCGTATTTCCGGATCCGCCAATTTCGATATCACCCACCTCGGCCTCGTTTTTGCAACTCGTGAACGGACACTGTGCTCGCACAGTTCGATCAACTTGATTAGTGAAATTTTGAACGACTTTGCTTTTGTTAATACCCATTTTATTTATCAAGTATAGAATAAAAACGCAATGAACACTGCTCTGTTTGTTATAATAGCAATTGCTGTGATGTATGCACTGGTGCCACGACGTCCTCCGGTAGTTGGTAATTCTAATAATTCTAATATACCGCCTGATAAGCGGGACACAATACGAGTTCAAGATGGTGGCGCATACATTGAAACTTTATTCGAATAAACGCACTTAATCAACGATCAATGAGCTAATAAGCATATCAGCTTTACATGACTGTTCATCGGATACATTCACCGAATAACGAGTAATCGCGGCCACCATCAGATCCTCGTCCTCGCTCCAGTATGCGTTCTCGAGAATCGGTCGGCCATGGTAGTCGACTTGCCGTTTGACGGGATCATGGCCATTGTGACGGGCAACATACAACCTCTTCATTAGTTTGCCTATATTACAGGACTTTCCGTCAGTATATTGTAACCCGTACTTGCGTGCGACCAGTGGGATGCTTATTTCCATACGCTTGTCTTCTAGTGGCGAACCACCGGTAGTAGCACTTAGCAATCGCTTACTGGCATCGCGCAACAGGACCTTATCACGGGCGTCCATACCCAGAGTGGACATCACACTTTCGACGTCACGGAAGTTGGATATGCATAACTGCTGAGCCTCGGCATTTACACGGAATGCGTCTGCTTCCATGCGTTGTATTTCCGCCTCTATACGGCGTTTAGCTATTACACGACGCTCGTCTTCCCGTAACAGCTCTATATCTGGAACGTTGGTGTTTGTCATAAAGAACTGTCGCTGTTCCTCTGTGGTATTACGTGCACGTATCTCCATTTCTTCGATCAGCGTAGGATCGCCACCCAGTATACGGCATATGTAGTTGGCACATTCTACTCTGAAACTACGTGCTTTCTTGCCCGGTAGAGCCCATACGATCTGGATCAGAGTTTTAGCATCGGCCACAGGTGTAAGACGACCTTTCCCGTTGATACGAAGTTTACCACATCCCGTGGTAAACTTATCTTCGAGACGGCTAAACACCATTACTGCATGTTTTGGTTCGCATTCTGTAATCACGACAATAACATCGTATACTGACGCTTTTTTGCTCTCTTCGTCTACTCTGATACCAGCAAATCTTGGATCGACAGAAGCTAGTGCCATTTCTCGAGGTTGTCAAATTAGAAAATGAATTTAAAAAAAGGCGGGAGTGCATGCACGCGATATAAAAAAGCGGGAAATTTAAATATTAAGTTGATTTTGAAAAGTTGTGCACACTACTTATGTAACGGCCAAAGCTCCTTTTCTACAAAAGTCTTACCAATACCTGGCGGCGGCGATGTTGTTGACATTTTTTCTCACACAAATAAAAACACTTTTATTACATATTAATCCCCGATAATTTGCGCCGATGTGATGTTTTCACATTTTATATCGTATCGTATGCACTGGTGCCACGACGTCCAGTAGTTTGTACTACACCACCAGTAGTATCACGGGACACAATACGAGTTCAAGATGGTGGCGCATACATTGAAACTTTGTTCGAATAAACGCACTTAATAAATACTGCAAATTCGTGACTCGGCGAAAAGGCGGTAAAATAGGTTTCATCATCGGTTTCAACGCATTCTACTCTGAAACTGCGTGCTTTCTTTCCCGGTAGAGCCCACACGATCTGGATCAAAGTTTTGGCATCAGCCACGGGTGTAAGACGACCTTTCCCATTGATACGAAGTTTGTGACATTTTGTCATAAACTCTTCATCCATACGAGAAAGTATTCTGGACGCATATGCTTGGTCGCAATCGCATATGATAAGAATAACATCAATCACCGAACCTTGTTTACTCTCTTCGTCTACCCTGATAGCAGCAAATCTCGGATCGACAGAAGCCAGCGCCATTTTCGAGGTTGTCAAATTAGATAATGAATTTAAAAAAAGGAGGGAGTGCGACATAAAAAGGCGGGAAATTTAAAAATATTATGAAGTTGATTTTGAAAAGTTGTTGTGTAACGGCCAAAGCTCCTTTTCTACAAAAATCTTACTTCTACCTGGCGGCGGCGATGTTGTTGACAAATGTTTTCACGAAAATAAAAACACTTTTATTACATATTAATCCCCGATAATTTGCGCCGATGTGATGTTTTCACATTGTTTATTTTTTATGTGTACTACGTATTAAAAACTAAATGCCCCGCAATAGTAAGACCGTATCTGTGACACTGCCACCTGGTAGGTATTTCGTGGGTGATATATCGTATGCACTAGACGATAATAACTATAAACTGTGGCTTGACGATGGATTTCGTGACGGTAAATATTTCGGGGTGTCCAAGAATGATGGACTGAAATATCCGTTTGTAGTATGCGAGACGTTCAATGGTGACGGGACATTTATAGGTTCGGATTCGAACATGTACGATTCTGATGCGTCCAATATAGGTCTCGTGCCTAAACAGTTATGTAAATCCAGTTTGAAGAACGCACGTAATTTAGGTATGTTCTACGATTTTCGCGGACCTGTGAAATTCAATTCCAGATCGCGTGGTGTTATGAATATAAGTAGTGGCACATTTAAGCTGTCTATAGACACACGAAAACAAGAAGAATAAGAATTGTGAATAAGAATTGTGAATAAAAATTGTGAATAAGAATTGTGAATAAAAATTGTGAGATTTTAATAAATCAAACATGGGAGTCTTTCTAAATATAATCGTATTGGTAACATCGATCGTGTTTATGGGTTACTCATCCGCGATTATCAATTACGCGAATCGCAGTCTCGACGATAATCAAACAAACAATCTGACCCCAAAAGAGTATAATTCTATACACAATTTCTCGGTGTTTGTGTTAATATGTTCAATCGTACTCGTACTCGTGTCAGGTGGAATGTTGTATTTTGCATTCCGACCAAAGATCGCCAGCGCGGCAGTTTAAGAGAATCTCAGCTGAGCGACACCGTTGGAAATGGTGATGACGTTGATGCTTCGTGTGAAAATGAAAATGCTGTAACCCTCGGGCAGAGGATTAGAAAATTCGAGCTCGAGACGCGTGTTATCGATACGACTGAAGTTAATAGAGCCCGATGCCTGTTCCATTTCTGGGAATAGTGCAAAGTTGTATGCATAAATGTGCTTTTCGGGAATACGAGTGTTGTGCTGACAAGCCTGAATTTGACGCAAATAGAAGGGCAGTTGTGGATCGAAACGATTGTTGCCGTTCAACTTAATCACGGCACGTGAAAACAATTCACCTGCAAATTCGCCCTGTTCGGGTCCAGTAAAGTCAAACCAGCTGTTCTTAGCAGTATTAGAATCGGCACGACCAGCAAACATGACATACTTACATGGCTGATTGAAACGAACATCGATTTTGGCTTGCTTGGAACCCATGGAAATGGTTGTCAAACCGAGGTATTGTGTCTGATTGATGATATACTTGAGTTCGGTTTCGACTAAGAATCTGCGCTCGGCATCATCCAAATAAACAGTTTCCAGTAGCAGATATGTCTCTAAAAACTCACCATCAGCTGCGCTTGTTACATAGTCGGGTGTCATGCCGACGATGCACTGTGACTTGGGTGGTGTCTTGATATTCACCTGGATATCAGTCAAGTGAGTACTGATAGTGGGTAATGCTGAACCGTAGTCACAGTGGAACCAGAACGGCATGGGAATGTACATGTGCTGGGTATACTTAGCCCATTCGGCCAATTGTGCAACTGATTGTGATTTACCTGTCAATTTACCCAGCTGTCTCTCTCTGTCGGTAGTGAGTTCCTCCCACATATGCATCTGCTCGGGGTATAGACGATCAATGATAACAGATCCAATTTCAATAGTTGCTTCGTTGCACAGCAAACGACCAACATCCTCTGCAAATCGAGCTCTGCCATCCCCGTTATCAAGCTTGGCGAGTTTTACGTACCAGTACATCTTAGCAATCAAATCACCTTGACGTGGCAACTTATTCGTATTGCGTCTGTCGTAGCCGGTAGAACCTTGGAAATCAGCACGCTTTGGCTCCATAGCAAAATTCGTGTGCTTCTTGTACACGCTCTTGAAAAACGTGATGTTTGGTGCGATTGTAGTATCAACATCAGCACGGCCAATAGCGCTCAATTGTGTCATTATACCGCTCATGTTTGCTTAGTTGTCCTTGTTTATACTATATTTGAGAAAAAAAAGTAAAGTGCCAAACATGTGTACAGGAATGAATTCATTTGTACCGTATCCGTGGACGTCTAAACATACAGTGCATCTGAGTATGGACAGAATACTCAACTTGTGTGTATACAGGAAGCTCGCGTTACACTTGAAATGTAACGAACCGAATGAATTTTTTGCTGGATCGATATGGTGTTCAAGAATATTTATAGTCGACGACAGTCAACCACTGTACTGCACGCCATACATCAACGGTTCGCGGTACTTATTGCTGTTTATACGTGCCGAAATAGACGGAACAGAACGCAAAGTGAATATATTGATGAGCGAGGATTGTGCAATATACGTCGTCTCGTTAAAAGCCGATCCTTGTATGTACCAGGACACTATTCTCGACTGTCTATACGACAGTGCGACGAATACAATGAACGTAGTGGACGTATACATAGCGAATGGACAACTTCACCATAACACAATCCAAGATCGCAGTCGTCTAGCGTTTTTTATTTCGATTATACTGGAATTCTCAAACAAGGACACAGACGCTTTATTTCATTTTAAAAGCGCTATTTGGACGCCATTAACAAGTCACACAAGTAATTGTCCATTGCTTATTTCAGATACACAGCCAGCGGTTTTCACAAAGTATTTTTAAAGTAATTTTTAAATATTATACAATTCTACAACGTTCTTTGTCCTGGGTGTGTTTTTGTTGTTGTTATTTATCTGTGCCGGCTGAACTGTCTGTACATTCGGTGGGATATAGTCGGCCGATTTGCGGTACAATATGGTAGTACCGATATCGGTCTTATGATTTTTGCGATATTCGTCGATAAACTGAAGAACATGCTCTGCGTCAGCTTTGATCTCGTTGACTCGAAAATATTCACGCAGAGCCTCTTCGACTGATGCGCGATTAAACGAGGGCATACGCGTAGCGTTTTGTTTCATTGAAATCTGCACAGACGGAGTTTTAACGTGATCGACATTCTCGCTTTGCATCATCGGTGCAAGACGTTCTGTCAGTTCTTTTTTAGTTCGTTTCAGCTCTTTTATACGATCGAGAACCGGTTGGATTTGTATTGTTAATGCGTCGACTTCCGCAGTGACATCAGATACTTGTTTTGCAATGACAGAAATGTCTTGTTCGGACGTCATAATTATACAGTTATATAATATAATACAGACAAAAAATCACACTGAAAATGCACCAAAATACGCGGAAATCAAACACATCACTTTAATATATAATTCATATCCCGCCAAAAACCAAATTCATTTCCAAGAGAATGTCAGCTTTTCAAGTAGCCATAAAGAAATACTTCCCACAACAAGAGCTTGGTATGTAGTATAACAGGGAAAAAGTTTTCCCATTACTTAGAGAATAACGGAACTAAGCGCTATGTATCAATTCTCGAACAAAAAATCGAGGCCGGAAAACCGGCATCGGTTTTGAAATATCCCTGTATATCATTCATCAAAAGAAAAAAAGGCAGATTTCCTTTAAATTTGAAATGCCCTATTTCCTTGAAGATCGCGATTCGATGAGCGTTGTTGTGCGGCAGTCATTGATCTATCGTTCATCAGGAATCCCGGAATGGTGACTTCTTGTAGCCGCTTTATGGCATCGGGTTCGCCACGTGGATCCCAGGTCGCATTAGTATCGCGGATGAGCTCTATATCGATTGGGCCTGTAAACCCATTTCCAGATGCCAATACGCGTGGGTTGATTTTCGGTAAACTAGACCACATACTATCGATAGTCTTAGTTTGGCCTGTTTGGCCTGTATAATCTCCGTAATACTCCTTTTTTGTGTATGGTCTGTTTTGGAATGGCTTATCACCCAGCACTACGTTCTTAGCCGCATTGTATATTCCAGATAATATAGCAGACATGATACTTTTTATTTAATAACAAGATTAAAAAAATTTCACCTTTTAGTTTTTGCTGCTCTGCGTCGTTCACGTGCATCTATATCGCTGTCCGATGGAGCGAGACCACCGTCGGGTAATACTTTCATTCCTGTGGATCCGATATATGCACTGACAGTCGGCACATCAACACGTTTTATGGTCTCAGGTGGGCTTGTATTAGAATTTATATTAGAATTTGTGTCGATTGACGGCTCGTTCACAGTATACGCCGGTGCATTCACTACTGTTGTCAACGATGTCAAGCTGGAACTACTACTGTCTCCGCTGGAAACTACACTCGACACTCCCCGTTAGATACTACCATGCGCTCACGTTGTATTTTTTCGGCTTCTTTCAACACATCTCTGTATAATTTATCTTCAAGATCGCCCGCGTATGGTTTTGTTGTTTTGTCCTGTGTGCTGAGTTTGATGTCGGATATTGCGTACTCGGCCAAACGCACATGACCATCACACCCTGGACCAAGACTGTTTACCATATCCTCGTATTTCACAGTATTGGTCGTAATGATAATTTTATTGTCTTTTAAATCGAAATAAACCGCGATCCAGTAGGTGAGTTTGCGACGACCAATATATATG